TCTGGAAATCCTGCAACGGAACTTAAATACTTTTCAAGTTTTTCATCGGGAAATACATTAAGTCCGAGTTTCTGTAGTTTGAGTAGAAAGTCGGCAGTATTGTTTATATCTGGAGCTTCTATTTCTCCAACGACTAGTTTTGGATAATCGGTAAGACCTTTGAATCCATTAATATCAAGGAGTCTCGGTATTGCATGCTTATTAAATACATCGGCTATTTCCTGGACTTGAGCTTCAAGAGCTGCTGCAAGAAGGCTTTTCTTTACATCAGCCAGTGCGAATGAACCCACCCTGTCTGCACCTAACATAATAATATCGGCGAGCATTGAGCCTGCTATCCTTTGGTCATATCTGTTCAAAACCTCATTGGTATCTATTTGCCTTCTTCCACCAGTAGAGACCAATTCAAAATCCCATCCGAAAGGAAGTACCAATCCATGATTTTTATCCATTCTTACATTTGATACAATTTTTTCTGCTTCTGCTCTAGCAGTCACTGCTTGTGCATTATTTGCGTTCCATATATCCACTCCTTCTGGAGTTACAAGTTTTGGAAGTCCTGCAAGTTCCCTTTCAATTCCTATGGCTTCGATTTCTTCAATATGGCGTTTGAAAAACCAGCTTCTATAAGCAATCCTCAATAGTGACCTACCCTCTGGATTATCTCTATCGGTACGTGTCCTGAAATGCAGACACTTTGACATGGGTATCTGGATTATCTCTCCTGTTGATGGGACTAATTGCTCAAAATAATCAAGTTCTCCAGTCCTGTCATTGAATTTCCAATCACTCCAAGAATCCTGTGACCTTCCAGGGATAGTCCTCCATCCTATTTTTCCATCATTATATTTGCTGTTGTACCTTGGGTCTCTTCCATGTCCTCTTCTTATTTTATAGACTGTCTCATGGATTGCCCAACCATAAGTGAATTTTGAGAGCATTTCTGTGATATAGCTTGAAAATGGGTGCTCCATATCATCTTTGCACTCCTTGACAAAATCGGCTGCCTTTTTGTCAACAAGTTTGTCTCCACCTTTCTGTACTCTCCAATCTGCCCTTCTTGCCAATTCCTCAAATAGAAATAATACTGCACCTATCGTGGCATCATTCCAACCCATCTCTTTATAGACTTTAAGGCAATCTGGCATACGCAGATTAGAAAGAAAATCCTCAAAAATAGTCCCTCCATAACGCTGAAGTCCAGAAGAGCCTATCATGGCAAAATTTGCTGCTGTCCTGCTATTAAATTCTTTTTGTTTTTCTATTCCTTCTAATTCATCATCCATTGTTTTCTCCCTACGCATTTACCCATATAGAATCCCTAGAACCCACTTCTATTGGTATATGGGTATAATTGATATTAGTCCTTAGATGATTAAATCCTCCGCTTGAGGCGTCCACTTGGTCTTTGTACCTGCCATTTGGGAAAAGTTCCAACTCATCATAATATTCATCATTCCAAGCTCCCTTTACGATATATACCCTGCCTTGCTTGACTGCTGTACTGAATGGAGTTGCCCTTAGTTCTTTGTCACCAGTAACTCTATTTCCCTTAAAATGAAAATTGTTTAAGACTTTCTTTGCATAATAATCAATCAAATCTATAGCAAGCGAGCCTGGTTCTTGTTCCATCACTATGTCGGTGTCAAAACCATCCATAAATGCTGTTGTTTTAATTTCAGCTTCATTTCCAGCAGGGTCTTTTCTAAATCTTTTTACATCCTTGATATAATAGTTACCTTCCTTTTCACCCATAAACACTCCTGCTGTAAATTTTGGCTTCTTGCTTTCAGGCGTCCCAGGTTTGACTTTGGTGGCTGCTCTATCCCAATATCTGACCCATTTAATATATCCAAGTGGGATTTCACTTTCTGAAATTTCCTTGAAATTCTTTCTGTCAAAATATGGTCCCTTATCGCTTACTTCCCAATTTCCCCAACGAAGCTGTTCATATTCTACTGCATCCAGTTTTGCAAGGGTCTTTTCATATTCTTCAATATCCACTGCTGGATTATCTTCCAGCATAGCTGGAATAAAAATAGCACTATGATATTTCCTATTTTCAATAAATCTTTTTTTGACCCACTGATGTCCCAAATTTCCAGGATTACTTCCACTTCTCATTCGTATTGGAATATCTCTTCTGCTCTTAAGCCTACGCAAACGGCTGAATAGATATGTGTATTGTGTTTTTGTGAAACTGGTCAATTCGTCAAAGCCACAGAATTGAAAAGCTGCTGATTGATAATCAAATTTATCTTTTTCATGCTCCAAATGTCCAAAAGTCAAAGTAGCTCCTGATGGGAAAGTATATCTGTGAGTCTTTTCAGACCAATGAATCTCTCCAGATTTTCTATGTGGGTGCAGCCATTCAGCAGCTCTGTTCATCAGGGAATCTGCCATATCTAATTCTTGAAATGTCCTTCTGAAAAGGATAGCTGCATATCCTGGAATATTCACATATTGCAGTGCTGCCATAAGTAACCCTTCGGTCTTGCCTCCAGCAGCAGCTCCGCCAAAAAATACTTCAAGATTATTAAGTAAAAGAAAAGCCGTTAGCTTAGGATTGATAGTGGGGTCATGGTCAAGAGGTACATATTTGCTCATCTTAGGCTTCAAAGCATTATCCAGATTAATCAATGCATCTGTATCCATATCAGCTATAATTAGCCTTTGCTTTTCTTTAGCTATTGTATCAAGCATCAGCTTCCTCCGTAACATCAATAATTTTGTCTGCATCCTCTTTTCCGTTTCCATTCCCATTATTTTCTTTGAGGACTTCCTCCAAGACACCGCTTTCAGCCAAGACATTTACGACTTCTTGCATCTTGTCCAGACGTTTTACATTAGGACGTTCTACATTTATCTGCCTGTTATCTTGAAACTGGTTTTGGTTTAGCGTGTAATTTGCTATGACAGCATTTACATCTTTTGAATCCATAGGTTTGTCAGAGGGAAGCCCAAGCGATAGCCTCTCCAGTTTAACTATCATTTCCAACCACTTTCTAAGTTCTAAGCTTTGACTCTAGCTTGCCAATGATATACCTTATTTAAAGCATTTATGATTGAAGGTTTTTGCTCTGAGATTTCAGCCACTCTAACAATAGACCTTGAACCTTCTTCTTTTTTCATATCCCTATAAATCTTAAAAAGTCGGTAAAAATAAAGCACTTCTCCTTCAAGCCTTTCCCAAAAAGGCAGTCCCTCAACCAATGGATAGCCCTCCAGATAATCAAGTGGAACCGTAGCTTTCTCCAATTCCTCTTCGGTAAATTCTCCTGTCATGCCCGTCTCTGCTATTGCTTGGGGGTCAATGTAAGATATGGGAAGTCCTAGATTATTTAGGGGTTGCTTATTTTGAAGCGATAATATATGACCCCCAAGAAGGCTTAAAATTTTTTCTTCAGATTCTGTTATTTCCTTATCCAGCAACACTTTAAGTTCTGTCAATTTATCCTCACTCATATAGCACAAAATGGCTATAAAAATATAGAATTATAAAACTATATAAATATATAAATCTAAACCTATATTTTTATAATACGAAACTTTAGTATTCAATTTTGAGGTTATTATAGCATGGGTTGAACATAGAGTCAAGGATTTATTGAATTTTGGCGTAATGTGGATTTTTGACGTGATACGGGATTTTGGCGTAGGGGAAGGGGCTTTTTAAAAGGTTGTTACTGAATATCTACTTTCTTCATATTCCCCCATGAAGTTCCTATAGAAAATTCTACAGGAAAATCAAACTCTGGATGAAATTCATCTTGGGGGACTCTTTCCATTATTTCTTTCATCTTCCTCATCAAATCGAAAGCGATTTTTTTATTGTTTAGTGCTTCACAGACTGTGCTATCATGGACTAGGTTTACTATCATCGACTGGTAACTACCAATTATTTTGTGAATCTCCATTGCAGCCAGTAAATTGAAATCTGATGAGGGGCTTTGTATGGGAAAGTTTCTTGCTACTCTCAGCATATGAGATAATTTTTTGGGGTCTTTTGAGTACCTCACAGCAGAGCCAAATCTAAGTTTTCTTCCAAAATGTGTCACAAATGTCTTTCCCTGTTTACAGTATTCTTCGCATTTCTTAAAAAAATATGTTGCACCATAAGCACGCTCAAACCAACTCCTGACCAAATAGCGGGCTTCTTCAACAGATATATTAAGGTCTTGAGCTACAGTATTAGGACTCATACCATAGGCAATGCTAAAATTAAGTGTCTTGGCTTTCCTTCTTTCTTCTTTGGTGAAGTTGTTTCCGTATATACTTCTAGCCATTTCATCATGCGGGTCTTTTCCTGCTTTAAAAGTATCTGTGAAAAATTTATCTTTGCTCAAGTGTGCCAGCGTTCTAAGTTCCAAATTGGCATAGTCGCCTTCAATCAAAATCCTTCCCTCTGGAGCGCCAAATATATTTTTTATCTCTGGTCTCCTGTCAATATTTTGAAGATTGGGACCTCTTGAAGCAAGCCTTCCACTTGAAGTCCTTGTGAGCCAGAATTGGCTTCTGATTCTGCTGTCCTCATCAAGATTGTCCAGAACTCCATTTACATATGTGGAAAGTGTCTTCTGGACTGAACGATACTCCAAAAGTGTGTCTATGGCTGGGTGCTGCCCTTTGAGGCTGTTTAATACATCCTTATCTACACATTTTCCCTTGTTTGTACTTTTGATAATTCTTGGATTTAACTTCAGCTTGTCGTAAATCATCCATCCGAGTTGCTTTATTGATGATGGGTTAAATACTTCTGGAGCAGACATAGCTCTTGTCTCTAATTGATAAATGTTTGGCTCCCAGTAGGGCTGGAACTGCTTAACTAAGTTATCATTGAGACTTAATAATTTAGTCTCCAACTTTCCTTTCAGCTCTAAGCAATAATCCTTATGCACATAGAAGCCATTCCATTGGACATCTCTCAAGAAGTTAGTTCCTGGGATAAGTATCCTGTAATAAAGTTTCTTTAGATTTTTATCTTTTTCCACTTTTGGGAGGAATTTATCAACAAGCTGTTTGGTATAGGCGCAGTCCTTAGCCAAATATGGTAGGAGTATATCTTGAGGAACATTTTTCATTCCAGAATCATCTGACATATATTTTTTAGCCTTGTAGGAGTAAGGCTCTACTCCCAAGTATCTCATGGAAAGAGTATCCAAATCGTGATAACCCTCATAGGAGTTAAGGCAATAATGAAGTATCATTGAATCATGGCTTATCACCGCTGGTACGCCCAATTTATTATTAAGGAATATGGTGTCAAACTGACCATTTTGCCAGCCAAAAGACAGTTCTCTATTTCCAAAAAACTTGTTTATTTCAGGGCAGTCTAGAAAGTTTTTGGGAAATATAAGGACTTCATCATCCTTGTAAGCAACTCCGACATAAAGGACTTCCCTTGAGTATGGGGCAAGCCCTGAAGTCTCTATATCACATCCTAATATGACATTTTTGCAAGTTTCAGTTATGCAATCTAATTTCTCTTTTAACTCATCTATGAACGAGATGAAGACATAATTTATTTCTTTTGGCTTCTCTAAAGCCTCACCAGACAGGAGTTTTTTAACTACATCAAGAGCTTCTTCAAAAGGCTTTTGAAAACCAGGATTTCTAAGGATTGCTGCTGGATGAAATGCAGGGACAATCTTTATCCCTTCAAGCAGTTCTGAAGAGCCGATTATTCCATTTACATTAGTTATCTTCGCCTTGAACTTTCCTGTAAGGGCATGAATTGCAATATTTCCCAAGGCTAAAATGACTTCTGGCTGGACTTGTGTCAGCTCATTAAGCAGACGTTCCTGACAATTAAGAATAGCTTCTCGTTTTATTTTTTCATCTTCTGGTGGTCTGCACAGAATCGCATTGGTGACAAATATATCTTCTCTTTTTGGTAGATTATGTTTGAGTAGCATATCATTTAAGAATTTTCCGCTTGGACCAATAAAAGGTTTATTAAAAGCTATTTCTTGGCTACCTGGATTCATACCAACGATTGCAAGGCGAGCTTTCTTTATAGGGGAAGGTGAAATTCTCCTGTAATTTTTATAGATGCAGTTTTGGCAGTTCATCTTCTATTCTATTTTAACTTCTTCATCCTCATTCGCAAGTGGGGCTACAAAGCCATGTTCTTCCATAAAGCGTTCAAATTCACTCTTGGCTACCCTCCACTGATTCCCTACCCTAACTGCCTTGAGTTCTCCCTTGTGCACATAACCCAAAATTGTAGGATAACTTATTTTAAGGATTTTTTTAAGCTCCGATAATTTAAATAATTCTTCCATACTATCTCTTAGCTCCTATCGCATTAGGTTTTATATACCTTCTGCCCCTTTCATAACCGCACAAGGGGTCTTTGATAAATCTGCCTGTCTTATCATCTCTTAAATTGATATAATATGTTGTACCATTATCTAATGGAAATCTATATAATCTGCCTAGTTCATCCATTAATTCAACAAATTTCTTTTGCCACTTAGGCGGAGCAGATTGTAAAATGCTTCTTGGCAACACGACATAAGAGGCATATGTTAAACTAAACCATACATGGATATAATCCTCTTCAACATAAATATATTTATTCTTTATTTTCTTTTTTCTAAGCATTATCCACTCCTTTTTTAAGGGCTATCAGCAAGAAAAGCATCTCCGCTTCCCATGCTCTTGCAGTCCTTTACACTATTGCTTCTTGTCATCTGACCCTCATTATTTTCATATGGGTCTCCTACGCCAAATTTCACACGAAGTTTTTTCCCTAAGGCTTCCCCAGATTTTGCAAAAGTAGCTGGCTTAAAGGTTGCCCAATCAATTGCTACTCCAGCACGAACCATTGTCTTTTTAAATCTTTTTCTACCCATCTCTGCTATAGGGTCGCTGTCACTCCCGTTATATTTAAATAGGCAACGTTCAGTAACTCTTCTTCCCTTATAGGCAGGATATTTTTCATCTGTGACAGTAAACTCGATATTCATCATTGGGTCTCCAGCTTTGGAGGGGTTATATCTTGTATTGGTAATAGTGCAGTCATACCATCCTATAGGTATAGGAGGAAAGTCAGGTGCATTTTCATCTACATCATCTAAATTAAATGCCTCATCCTCTTCAACTGTCGGCTCTCCTGATTCCTGTCGCTCAATTCCCTCGTTGCCTATCTTACCTTCTGGCGGTTTGAAGTCCTCTGGGGTAAACTCCTTGTCATCTTTTACCTCTTCTTTTTTTTCTTCATCACTCATTTTGTTTTTCCTTTCTTTTTAATGATTAAATTAACGTTTTTAATATATCAATCACTTCTTCTATTTTATCTTTTTGTGTATCTTTAATCAGTTCAATACCATATATTTTTCCCTTAAATTCATAAGTATCCATATCAATATTTCCTGCCAAAGTACCTTCAATAAATCTAGCCCTTCCACTACTTTCCAATACTTTTAAATTAACTCTTGTCGGCTCTATGTGTAGTTTTAAATTATCCATACTTCTTCTCTAATTCATATAAATCTTTCATAGTGGGGTCAAGAATAGAGATTTCATTCCAGCCATGCCACCTGTTTTTTGCTTGATAGTGTGATGTGGGTTCAAAATAAATCCTTCTATGAAGCTGTTTGTCCTCACCGACATATTTGACATAATATCCTACATGGTCAATGAATCCTTGCACTTCACCCGATAGCTTTCCAGGGAGGTTTGGTGCTATGTGAAACCTATTAAATTCATCTTGTTTTTTATCCACACCGCATACAAATATTACATTCAGTGGAAGGTCTCTAAACTCTGATACCATCCAGTCAATCATATCTCTATCCTTGCCCCATTCCCTCTGATTGGGAACAACTGGTTCGGCATCCAATTTCCATTCATGCGTATTTATTCCTAAGATTTTCTGCATACAATATCTCTGTATGGAATTTAATGTATCCACTATTACGGTCTTAAATGCCCGTGGCTCTGTAATTTCCTTGCCCCTGAACCAAGATTCAAGTCTGGCAAGTTCTTCCTTATTCCCTTTGTCACGGAGATAGCAGTGTTTAGTTAGAAATTCAAATATCCTAGCAACTGTGCCATAATCTCTCACCATTGGGATTTCCACGATTCTATTTTTAAACTCTCTTTTGATTACTTTATTACCACCATCAGCTTCAATATATAATACATGTTGCATTTCTGGAATGTCTTCGGCAGTAGCAGCAAGATATGTTTTTCCCGTCCCATATTCACCATAAATCATTCCATTAAAATATGTAGGAGCTTCCAACTCGCCTGACATTACCATTTTAAATGGTGGTGTAGAAGTTATCTTCGG